ACATCTTTAGCCACATGATGCTAGAGATCGACAAGGCTGGAATAGATATTATCTTCCACGTTCACGATGAAGTCATCTGCGAATGTGACGAGGACAAAGCCGAAGAAACCCTTCAAAAAATAACCCAGATCATGTCCACTCCGCCGGAGTGGATTCCCGACATTCCTCTGGATGCAGAGGGTGAAATATTAACCAAATACCAAAAATAATGACCTACCGATATTTGCGTAACCTGCGCGATACCAAGACGACGAAAATAGAAGACCTGAGTAAACTCCCTACTACAAAACCATCCTTTAAATCCAAAGCTGATTATAGGGAATGGTGTAGTAACCCAAACACCAGCCACGTCTTCTATTCCACCTTTGAGGGCCGTGCGCCGTCGAAGAGAATCAGCAACGACAACCCTGTCCATAAGGTCTACGGAGTTGTTGCAGACTACGATGCCCCTATTGATTGGAGTTCTATTGAGACACAACTGGCGACCATCTGTTCTGGAACGCAGAAACCAACATGGGCCTCCAAGACCTACAGCGGATACTTACGGTTGGTGTGGGAGTTCGATGAACCAGTCCCAATCGATCCGTCGATGTTCGACGCCTTCATAATGAACATCAACCGCGAACTTCGTATCGATAAGCTCTTCGCTGGTTTTGATACCGCCTCATTCAGACCTAATCAGTATTTCGAGTTAGGTGAAGATTGGAAACAGACCAACGGTAAGGTTCCGATGAGTGTCGTCCATTCGGCTCTCGTGAAGGCAGCTACGTCGAAACCACCCGAATCTTCTGATGTCAATATCCCTATTGATGTCATTGCCTCTGAAGTTGAATCCCGATTCCCGAATCGCTGGTTCAGAGACTTTGAAGTCGGGTCCAGAGGACCCTTGTTCTGGATTGACGATGGTATCGACCGAGATGGTTGTCAGGTGGTAGAGGATGGTATTGTCTGTTACAGTGATCGGGCTGGTAAAGGGTTCATGAGCTGGGCCGATATCTTCGGCAGTTCTTTTGTCAAAGAATACGAGACCAAGAAGATCTCCGGCCTCCTTGACGAATACTGGTTCAACGGTAGAATCTTCTTTAAGCTTCAGTTTGATAGGGCGGTTTCGATCCCAAAGGACCAACTCATTCTGGAGCTTAGACAAGCTGGCTTCTCGACCAGAGTAAAAAAAGGTAAAGGTATAAGCGAAGTAGAGGCTGCGGTCCTCGCGATCAGTAACAACAACCGGATTGACGAGATCGCTCCTGTGGTGTTCTCACCAGACCGGATTGTGTCCTACAACTCCTGCCGGATTTTGAACTGCGCTAACCTGCAAGTAGTAGAACCCGACAGCGACGGTGATCCTGCCAAGTGGCCCTTCATCCACCAATGGCTGAACCAGTTGTTCGTGGACAGTTCTGAACACGCTACCTTAGATTACTTCTACTCATGGCTGAAGAGGTTTCACTACGCTGTCTTGAATAAAGTCCAACTACAAGGACAAGCTTTGCTGCTGGTCGGGCCGACAGGTCGCGGCAAGTCCCTACTGTCGAACAAAATTATTAGTGGCCTCGTAGGGGGGTTCTCTGATGCGTCTGACTATTTGTCGGGTCAGACGAAGTTCAACAAAGACTTAGGTAAGGTGGCGTCTTGGGTCATTGACGACACCACCTCAGCAGCGAGCTTTCAAGACCAGAGACGGGCGACCGAACTACTCAAACGTGCGGTGGCTAATCCGCGAGTTGAGTATATGGCCAAGTATGCTGACGCGATGTCGGTCCCTTGGACTGGTCGTGTGATCATGTCCCTGAACATGGACGCGAACTCTCTGTCGGTGATTCCTTCGCTCGATACCAGTAACCGTGATAAGCTCATGGCTCTGTTGATCAGCGATAAGTCTACCAAGAAGTTTGAAACGAACCAAGTCCTCGAAGCCAAGATCGCGAACGAGTTGCCTTACTTTGCTAAATTCTTGCAAGACTGGAAAGTGCCGGAAGGCGTTGAGGATGCTGGCCGTTTCGGTGTGAAGTCTTACATCGATCCTACCATCGCAGATGCCGCATACGATAATAGCAGCCGCAGCACGATCTCTGAACTGGTCGAGTATTTCTCAAAGCGTTGTCGTGAGGTCTATCCAGAGATGGGTAAATGGACAGGCACACTCACTGAGTTTCAGGTTCTTCTGCATGACCTGAACAGCGGTCGGGAAGTCGGGTCTTCGAGAAATCTGGAGTTCTGCCGGAGAGGTATGATCACTCTGGAAGAAGCCGGACGGGTTAATAACAAGATCCGCCCAGTCACATCTCAAGGACAAGGAAATGGCAAAGTTTGGCGTATTGATCTTGATGAGAGGTATGACATAGGCTACAAAGCAGATGTATAATATGAACGTATGAGCGCACACTGACAACGAGCGCAGCGAGGAGGCGGTTGATGTGCCGCGACTTGTTCGCTGCCCGTTTTGCACGGACACATGCCAGACAACCAGCAGGCCGTTTGAGACTTGTGAAGAAGCCGAAGATGGGTGGAACAATTTCAGTGCGGCTTCGAGCAGGCCGCACTGAACCTACCTCCGAAGAATGAGTGACTCGAAAGAGTCTGGCCTCCTAGTCTTAATTATCGGTATGTTATACCCGTCGGCCTTGTATCGGAATCCGTCTTTATCTACGTCACCTTTCTTATTAAACCATTTCTTGGAGATGACGGACTTCTTAGGAGACCACCCGCAAAGCCAGACTTTATGGAAATTTTCGTGAACTCTCATGAAGAAGTAAACGTCCGCCTCAAACTTGCTATACTTCGTTTTTACAACCGAAGCGTTGTATTTGAGTAATGGCATGGACGAGACTCGTTTCGCTTTCACGTCTACCTTGAGTCCTTTGTAAACGTAATCATGAGTGAACGAGTTGTCCCCCACGTAGTTGAACTTCTTGAAAGTGTTCTCGAACGCGATCTCCCCTAAGAAGCCTGTCATGTTTCCCTTACCTTTAGTGAAGGAAGTAGAAAGACGTCCTAATACTTCTGATCTTCGGTATGCCTCAGCAACATCATCCGGCGTAGGTTTGTAGACGATGAAGCGACTCATAGTTTGCGCTTACGCGCTGACTTTAGAAGACGCTTCTTAGACCGATACTTAGTGGTCTTCTCTGCGATCTTCTTTGTCTTCGTGTAGTTACCTGCCTCGTTTACCCGTGATTCCTTTCTCATTCTACCATCCTCTGCTCTACCCTCTCCGCGAACGAGGCTTTCTTCTTTGCCTCCTCTTCTAGAAGGTTAGCGAGACCCTTCATTCTAGCGGCGACGCCAGAACCAGATTCCACAGCCCCCCTATATTCTTCGTTATCGAGAAACTCTTTAGCGGCTTCAGCGAACTTACCTTCCCGAATATTTTGCATCGTCTTAGGCGATCCAGATAAACCACCACGATACACGGACGAAAGCGCGGCATCTTGAAGCTCTGGAGAAAGGTCGAAGAACTTGTCACCCAACATTCCTTCTTTGGTTGCCAGTTCAGCCTTCTCGCTGATTGACTTCATCATCATGTCTCTAGCCGCCTCTTCGCTAATAGACTTTCCAGAAAGATCAGCTTCTTTAGCAATCCCACTTCTCCCCATCGTAATCTTTCCAGTATAGTAGGGTGACTTCATGTAAGACTCATCACTACCGTCACCAATAAGTTTTCCGTATCCGATTGTCCACAGACCTTTAGAGTCTCTGTAAGGTTTCTCGACGAAACCTTCTTTCGTCATCAGCTCCTGAGCGACTTTATCGAAGCTGTAGGGCCTCTTGTTTGGGCGTATTAATGTTAGGTTTGGCATTATTTTAATCGTTTAAGCATTCGTTCGTAGGCCGGAAAGAAGACCTCGTCAATACACCGTATGCATGCTTCCTCTTCAAAGCTCTCACAGAACGAGATGCCTGCGATGTGGAAGGAAGCGTGGAGCATTTCATGTCTGAGTGTTGAGAGTATGTCTTTTTCCGGTAGGTGGACATTGAGGAAAATGATTCGTCTATCGTGAGCGTATTGTCCGTAGCAGTCTTCAAGTTCAGTTCGTTTAATTTTGATTAGCTGACCAGCAATCGTAACTGACTTTAGTGATTTCACTTTCTTGACCGATTACGTGATTTACTTAGGACTCTGAGGTTTGTTCTCGAATTGTTTTTCGGGTTACCGTCTTTATGGTCGATGTCTTTTCCTTCGACCGCCTTCTTACCTAAAAGCTTCTTCATACGACGACGCGCACCATTCCGACTAGCCCGATTCTTTTTCTGCTCCGGCTTCTTGTGGTAGTCGTCGTATTCTTTCCGGTAGTCCCTCATGCTTCAAAATACTTCGTGATGCCGTCTGCGTAGATGTTGGCTACCACCATAGGCTTCTGGCCTAAAAGGATCCACTCTTTAGGGTTACTTCCGAAGAATGGCTCGCAGATAACGGATGGTGGTTTCACCGAACGAAGGAAACCGCTGCCACGACCTTCTGGACCAATCGCCTTGATGCCCCTATTCTTCTGCGGTTGGACAACCTCTACGTGGGCCTTCTCCAGACAGAGGGCCAGCCTCTTCCCTTCTGCACTACTCTCGTAGTGTAGATACTCAAACCCTTCAGCGGATGACGATGAGTAACTGTTAAAGTGTAGCTCAATCGCGATGTCAACCTCGTGTTTATCGACCTCTGCGGCGCACGCTCTCATTGCCGCCATATAAGACGATGCTGGGTAGTCGTCGATAACGACGGAGTAAATGCCACGCTGTTTGAGCTTTTCTTTAAGGATTACAGCAACTTCTCTGTTGTAACGCCACTCGCTGACGTTACCGACGGAGACCGCGCCGGAGTCACCCTTGCGGCTATGCCCTACGCAGATTGCCACGCGAGCGACCTTCTTAGGCGACTTTTTGTGCTGCTTACGAACTTTGAAAGCCGCACTAGCCACAGCGATTAGCTCAAGGAGTTTATTGAAGATATTCATTACTTACCAATGATGATTGCGCGACGGTATGAGTAATCGCTGTGGAATTTCTGGTCGCGCCCTTCAAGCTTACCTTCTTTGAATTCGTAATCCTGCCCGTCAATCAACGTCACTGTCGGTGGGTCGAACAAGGCGCTTTCGTTCAAATCGTATCCGAAATCCCAATCTCTCAATACGCAGCTTGGCAGAAGGAGAACCATCAGCAGCAATAGAATCAATTTTGTCTTCAAGGTCGTAAATAAAAGTTCGATGTTTCCACTTGGTGTGTTCAATATAAGCATTGAGTGCCGCAGCGAGTAACTTGATCACTTATCCTTAGCCTTGAATACGTTAAGCGCGAGCCAGTCGATGATCTTGTATGCTTTACCGATAAAGGTATCGTCTGCTGGCGTCGGTGTAAGTGCGGCAATAGCTGATGCGGTTGCGATGATGGCGGTGAGGACTCCGAAGAGTTCACTTTTGTTCTCTAGAATGTAGTTAATCATTTCTTACGGTTACGGAAGTTTTCAATCGCTGTAATAGCCGATAGGACAGCAATAATCAAGCCCAGAAAAGCTGAGACCATCTGGATGACCACGTTGAGGTTCTCAGGCAGCGTTGACATAAAAGCGAATATAGAAGCGAGTATTCCACAGATTGGGTGTGTGATATGCTGGAGCATTACAATTCTTCTGGTTGGGGTTTGATCGATAGAAATTCTAATTGGGTAAGCTCAGTGACACCAGTGGCTGACTCAAGCATCGCGTCATCGTTTTCGGTAAACCGCCAGCAGTCGATGGCAATGAGTCTCCCGCTGCCGTCAGTAGCTTCAGCCAAGTTCTCGACAGGTGGAAGTCCGGTGAGCGTGTTTGGAGTCGGGTAGCCACGGTCGGCATCCACAGCAGCCACAAGGGCCGTGTAAAGCTCATCGGGTTTTACTACGTAATAACGAAAGCCAGTATCGGCTCGGGACTGCTCGATCTCGGTCAGTGGTTGTTCTAGCTCGTCCATTGGTCAATCAGTTCAAGTTCATCAATCAGTTCAAGGTATTCTTCAACAGGCGGCTCCCAGTGTAGCCGTTGTAGATAAGTTTCGAGGTCGATCTCCTCAATGCCCTCAAGGTCAAAGTTATCAGACTCCAAAATGCCTGACTTATTAACGCAATACAACCTGTCACTGTTAATCTCTGGATCAAGGAAGGTGTCATCCCACAGTGCCAGCCAGCGTTCACTTTGTCCGTCTGGTAAATTCCTTGCGGTGTTTCCGGCGGTTGTGAGTTGCTCGTAGGACTGCTGGTTGGAGAACCGGAAGAAGCGATGGGTTTCGTTGGTCATGTTTTTGTTACTATTGCTCAACATTATTAATAAAGATTCTCCAGCCTTTTGACTTTAGAGATGTTATTGCAGAAGTCGTCGCGGCGGTCAGCCCACTGCCATCATAATCAATGTCGATCCCAGCGTCAGCTAGTGGTGCGCCTCCAGAGAGCTTGTCGGTTGTCGCGAAGTGGCCAGATGCGTCGATAGATGTCAGGATATTCTCGACCGATTGAGCGGTGAGGATGCAGCCGTCCCATGCGTCATTGAAGACTCCACTTGAAATGCCTGATGGATTCCAGCTATCGAAAAATCCTGCTGGGAAACTGGTGAGGGAGTTGCAGCTTTGCCATGCGTAGCTGAAGTTCGCCCCTGATGAGGTATTGATCAAAGGGAAGGACGTGAGGGAGGAGCAGTTTAGCCATGCGCCGTTGAAGTTCGTCCCT